GTTCTTCCTGGTCTTGGTTATATAGCTCAAAACTTCATCGAAGGTATTGGAGAAGAAGCTTATGTACCAACTTTTTCGATTAATGCTTCCGCCGATTGGAAGATTACCTATGCGAGAGATTCTCGTATAGATATCGCACAGAGAGCTGCTGCTAAAGTGGCTAAAGACCTGGCCAATTACGAAGAAGAATGTGGTTGGAGAGTTATTATGCCAGCCGTAACATCATCTTTTTCTGGTAAGGGACTTTTGGGCCCTCGCCCTGCTCCTATTTATGAGATTTCTGTTGGCGCAACTGGAGCTGGGTATCTCTCTAAAGAACTCATCAATAAAATGATTGTTGGGTTTAAGAGAATTGGTAGAACATTGACCGACCTTTATATCTCTCCGGAAGATGCCGCAGATATTCGTGAGTGGACAGATACTGATATCGATCCAGTAACACGACGTGAAATTTTCCAGGCGAACGGAATGGGTCAGATCTGGAATGTGGGTTTGCACGAAGTACAACATCTAGGCGCAACCGGTCTGTATAATATTAACGGCGTTGGGTCATCTTACGGAAAGTTTGTTGCCGGCGGCGGAAATGTGTATAACAGCTATACTTTGGATAATCCAAATATTACAGCTGCAGACGGTACTATTACTACATTAGGTGAGACGCAGGTTCTAGGTTTTGATTTAGGTGCTAATGATTCCCTAGTGATGCCTATTCGTAAAGAATATGAAGCACATGAGGATCCCACCTTGCTCAGAGTCCAGAAAGCTGGTTTCTTTGGATGGGCCGAGATCGGTTTTGCTTGCCTAGATTCTAGAATGCTCGGCATGGGCATTATCGACAGGTCTCTATAATTGATAAATACATCTACTTGTAGTACCCTGCAATAATGTGGGGTACTACAGTAGTATGTAGACTAGTAAGACAAATAAATCCTGGGCAATCGCGACGGCCGAAATAAGGTTATCGTAAGCAGACGTGCCGACCCCAGGGCTTGTCTTTTAACTAACCTTTGTATATTTAGATGGACATGTAGTTTTAGGACAAGGAAAAGACCATATAATAATAGTCCATAAATAAAAGAAAAGGAAAAGGGGGTTTATTATGAATGGATATGTAAAAAACAAATCATTTACTTGGACACACGCTATGAAAAGAGCTATAGGCCCTGGCGAAAAAATTCCTCTCAAAGATCTTTATGAACAATATGGTGTTAAACATAACTTAGCAGAAGGGGAGGAATTTATAAATTGGCTTAGAAATATTAAGTTAGGAAACAAAGATACATGGGAAATTAAGTTTGAGGGCTTAGGGGAAATCAAGGCTTTGGAAGAAGTTAAGGACCAAGAAAAGCCGAAGGCAAAAGAGAAGGTTGATATTTATGAGGGTGAAGACGTAGTCGGACTAATAAAGAACATGACGGTTAGAGACCTTTCTAATCTGTCGGTTAGGAGTGCCAGGGAAGTCTTGCCCAAAATCATGGATTTGAATTTATTGAAGTATTCTTTACAAGAGGTGAATCAGCTTACTGGAAAGGACACCATTTGTAGGATGCTTAGAAAACGAATTCAAGAATTACAGATTGCCCGATAGAAAAATCTTTAGTAAAAAATCAAGGGGGTAAATCACAATGGCTAGAAGTTTACTAAGACAACTAGAACAAATTAGACGTTCAGCTACCTATGATGATGTCGTAGCAAGCGTAAATACCGCTGGTGTCGCTGAGCCTACTGTTTCTGGTTCGTTAGAAGCGGACATGAACGTTGTTCGTTCTTTGATGAAACAATTGAAAGGCGGAACAAATTGGTACGACGATCCAGGTATGTATTTTGACCCAACTAATACAACCTCTGGTAGTGCAGATACCAAGCAGATGAGTTTGGCAAATATTAAGGGCAAAACCACTGATTCTCAGACCGTTATCATTGCGGTTTCTGAAGATGCCGCTGGTGCTGGCTATGCCGTAGTATCTGGTACAGCAGAAATTGATGTAAATATCACGACTCTTGGCGCTGTAGCTACAGATAGAGAAGGTCTTCCAGTTTATGAAGCCACAACTCCTGGAACATTCTGGGATGAAGGTGGTTCAATGAACGTGTGTCGTGTTGATGTTATTGATTCCAACACAGACGCAGAATTTGAAGATGGTTCTGGAAATACAATTTTCGCAGTTATAAAAGAAAAGTCAGACGGAACAGACGTTTACATGAAGTTTATGGTAAACGATACTTCTCCAACACCTTATACTTTTGATGGTACTGAAGGTGTATCTAATGTTTATTTCATCTATCCTCAAAGAAAGGTTATGTCCAATGTTGCTGAATACGAGTGGATGCGTACAGACTTCGTATCTTCTTGGGAAGGCGACGTAGAGCTTATTGAAGATATTACCAATTTGTGGGCATTCACAGGCTCTGGTGATAATATTTCTAACCCAACTTGGACTAACACAACCAACTACTATATTCTCGATGTAGATGTAGATCTAGAAGCTGCTATCAATTTGTTAAACAATGGAATTGGTGACAGAACTTACACCGAAGATAATTATATTGACGACGGTGACACCATTTCTGAGTCTCTTAACGAATTAGATATGGCTTTGAGAGATGTAGAGGACATGGTTGAGGCTGGTATTGAAGAGAAGTATGTTGAGGAATTATCAGCTGATGTTCCTGCTGGAACACCACACTCATTACCTGCTGGAATTACATATACACCAGATTCAACATCTGGCCAGGAAGGTGGCAATATGGATATCCTTCTAGATGGTCAGCTGCTATCCGCTAGTACAGGTGCCAATGGTGTCAATGAAGACAGAGACTATGCTGAAACCACAGCATCTGGTATTACATTCCACATAGATGTTCATCAATACTCAAACGTCACCTACAGGGTGAGACAATAGGGGGTAATTTAATATGACATATACACCACCTTTAGGGGACGCAGTAAATTTCAGTTTTGAGGGCGGCTACTCAGCACCTGCCGGCGATCAAGTACACTTCTTATTTGGTATTGTCGCCGTTATTACCATAAATTCCGTTTCTAGGGCTACAATCGGAAATGCCAGTGGGTTTGATAGAACTACCATCAATTGGCAGACCAGTGCTACTGGTGATTATCTAGTAGAGATTGGCGGAACAGGACATGGCACCGGAGACACTATGGCTTCCGGTATAGCTGCTGTAGGTGTTGCTATTGATACTGAAATTACGGACAACGATATTACTGGTGCAGCCGGATATGCCGGCGAACAGGCATATCGTTTTAACATTTATGTGAAGAGCTCTGATGATATTTGGACACCATATGGTTATAGCGGATAACCAATACGATATTTTGCGAGGGGTGTTTAAACACCCCTCGCTTTACTTTAGGAATATTTTCAAAGGATAAGGAGGATTTAGAAATGCTTGAAGATAGGGCGGAACGAAACAAACTAAGACATGTAGTCCTTAAGGCTGAAAAAGAAGAAATTATTACTAAGGATGAGGTTGCTTTTATTATTGAAATAATTGAGAATGGTAGAAAAGAGATTGATAAAAAAGCTGCACGTTTAATGATGTTAAAAGGTGAAATTTTGCAGGCGCGCGAAGATCGATCCAGGGTGATTGAGACTAGAAAAGCTGGCCCATTATCTAACACACCATCTCAAATAGTAGGACTTATATCAACAAAGCTAGAAGCAGAGACAGAAAAAAAGAAGTCCAAATGGAGATGTTAAAAGGTGAGATAGCTCAGTTAAAGACCACCGAACAAAGTATCATAGACCTTATAGAAAATCTTTCAAAGGCTAAGGAACGAGATATTGCTAGACAAGAAACTGCTAAAAAACTCAGGGAAGCCAGAGAGATAGAAAAAGAACGCCGTGCGCAATTTAAATCAGCACTACCAAAAGAACAGGCAGACTCTATTGAAGAAACAAAAGACGATTTGGTAGAAAAATCTGGCGTTCATTTTAAAGAAGATACCAATAAACCATCATAAATTTTATATTAAATAGTGTCAACATATTAGAGACACATTTGATCGTTTATTGATAAATAAAAATTTAAAAAATAATAAGGAAAGAGATATGATGGATAGAAGAATCCAAATATGGAAAAATATCTATTCGTATAGCCATTTTCTATGGACCGATACAGGTCAGGAAAATTCTCAATCCTTTATAAATTTTATATGCCTACCATTGACAATAATAGTCTCTGGTAGGCTATTTTTTTAGATAAGGGATGAAGTGCTCACTGGCCTATGATTATATTACGCAAGCCTAGAACAATAGCAGGTA